AAAAGGTGGAGAAGCTGACCATGTAGTTGTTTTTGAAGCATGTCCAAAGATATGCACACTGAGGGACAAGACACAAAAAGATAGAGACTCAGAGTTAAGAGTATGGTATGTGGCAGTAACAAGAGCTAAGAAAGGTTTAAACATTATTAAATTTAGCAAACCTTACGGGCATTATATGCCATTAGCTGCATTAGGATACGGACATGGAATATGACAAATAAAGCATTTTTTAAACAAGTTGGTGGTAAGCACTATAAGTTAATGAAGATACAGCCTTCTGTATTTATAAATGAAAATAATTTACCGTTTGCAGAAGGTAATGCAATCAAGTACATATGCAGGCACAAATTAAAAGGAAAAAAAGAAGATATATTAAAAGCAATACATTATTTAGAAATGATTTTAGAAAGAGATTATAAAGATGAGTTATCAAATTAATATGACAATACCTAATTCAGAATGGGTTACTCCAAGTGAGTTTCCGGATCTTTCACATGAAGATGAAATAGCAATAGATTTAGAAACAAGAGACGAGAATATGAAAACTCTTGGAACTGGTTGGGCTAGAAGAGATGGAGAGATAGTTGGTATTGCAGTGGCTGCAGGTTCTTTTAAAGGTTATTACCCAGTTAATCACCAAGGCGGAGGTAACTTACCAAGATCAAAAGTATTTAAATGGATTCAAGAAGTATTAAAAACTGATGCTGCTAAAATAATGCATAACGCTCAATACGATTTAGGTTGGATTAGATCTATGGGTTGGGAAGTAAAAGGACCTATCATTGATACGATGGTTACTGCTGCCCTGGTTGATGAGAATAGAAGAAGTTATTCTTTAAATAATTTATCAATAGAAATGTTAGGTGAGATGAAATCTGAAACAGAATTAAAAGAAGAAGCAGCGCAAAGAGGTTTGGATGCTAAAGCTGAATTATGGAAGATGCCTGCAATGGCAGTTGGTTTTTATGCAGAACAAGATGCTGTCCTTACTTTAAAACTTTGGCATCATTTAAAAACATTTGTTAAGAAAGAACAATTACAAACTATATGGAATACAGAAATGGAGCTGCTTCCAATATTAATAAAAATGAGAGAGGTTGGAATTAGAATTGATTTAGATAAAGCTGAAATATTAAAAAAACAATTTAAAACATTAGAGAGCAGTTTAATTACAGAGATAAAAAAATTATCAGGAGTAGCTGTAGACATATGGGCTGCTAGATCAGTTGCTAAAGCATTTGATGCTGTTGGAATTAAATATGATTTAACTGAAAAAAGTAAAGCGCCATCGTTTACTACAAATTGGCTCACGAACAACGAACATCCACTTGCAAAATTAATTAGAGAAGCAAGAGAAGTAAACAAACTTCATTCAACATTTATAGATAGCTTTTTAAGATTCTCACACAAAGGTAGAATTCATGCTGAAATTAATCAACTAAGATCTGATACTGGAGGAACAGTGTCTGGAAGACTGTCCTATTCTAACCCTAATTTACAACAAATTCCTGCTAGAAATAAGGAATATGGTAAATTAATTAGAGGGTTATTCTTACCTGAAGAAGGTTGTAAATGGGGATCGTTTGACTATTCACAACAAGAACCAAGACTGGTTGTTCATTATGCAGCGACTACAGATAAAAAATTAGGCGGTCTTGCAGGAGCAGATGTATTAATTAAAGCTTACCGAGAAGACGATGCTGACTTTCACCAGGTTGTAGCTGATATGGCTAATATCCCTAGAACACAGGCTAAAACAATTAATTTAGGTATATTTTATGGAATGGGACAAGCTAAGTTAGCTAAACAACTAGGAATAACAGTAGAAGAAGCAAAAGCAATTTTAGCAGAATACAACAGTAAAGTTCCTTTTGTTAAACAATTAGCCAATAGAGTTCAAAAGCAAGCATCAGAAACAGGTGCTGTTAAAACAATTGGTGGAAGAAAATGTAGATTTAATTTATATGAACCAAAAAGCTATGGATTGTTTTTAGCTTTAACTGAAAAAGAATATATTATGGAACATGGAAGTTTATCTTCTGCTAGAAGAGCAATGACATACAAAGCATTAAATAGATTAATTCAAGGATCTGCTGCAGATCAGGTAAAAATTGCTATGGTTAATTGTTATAAAGCAGGACATATACCAATGTTACAAATTCATGATGAGTTATGTTTTAATGTAGAGTCTGAAAATGATGAAAAAAATATTATTAACGTAATGGAGAATTCAGTAGAGTTAGAAGTTCCTAATAAGGTTGATGTGGCAATAGGAGATAATTGGGGAGAGGCAATGTAATGTTAAAAACACTTTGGCCTAAATATTTATTGTTTAAAAACAAAATAGAAGCGATTAATATTGAACAAATTGATTTTGAAAATATTAATGATGCAAAAGCAGAATTTACTACACCACCTGTATTAAAAAAAACAGATAATCATAGATTTATTTGTAGGGATGGTAATTGTAGATTAACAATTGCTAAAAAAGAAAATTACACACACGCTTTGTGCTATGTATTGGAAGAAGAAGATGAAGTTCTTTTTTTCAAAAGATTAAATGATTTAGTATATAAAAATGAAAAAGAGAATATTCCAATGAATGACTTTGAATTTATATTTAAAGATGACTTTCTCAATGCATTAATTAGTAAATGCAAAAATTTATTTAATTAAACTAAGAAGCGATATCTAAATCTTCTTCAGTATTAAATAATAATTCTCTTGCTTTTAATACATCTTGTTCTCTAAGCCTTCTTTTAATTTCTTTAAGCTCAAGATCAATTTGCATCATATCAAGAGTTTCTGTTCCTTGCTCAAGATATTTTTGGTTCCACTTGGTTTCCAAAACCATCTTTTTAGCTAACAACGATTCCTGACTTTGCAGTATCATTTATCTCCTCATATGTTAGGAAGACTTTGGAAGGGCTATAAGTAACTTCTTTATACCAATTTCCTCCGCCTTCTCTAAGCTTTGTTATAAAGTTATTCTTCGCTTCATCATCACTAGTACCATTTACGTCAAGTATTATACGTTGACCAGCATATCTAGCGATAAAACGATACAACTTCATAATGTAATAATATCAATGATTTAACATTATTGTCAATACTATCTATTGACATCTAACTATATTTCATTATATCAAGATAAGATATGACAACAAAAAGCAAATCGAAAGCGTGGCAAGAATATTCTTCTAAAGTAGATGATATTTTAGCAAGAATGTATGACACCAACTATCAAGGTCAAAAAGTGACTGAGGATAGTCCTGAATGTGTGGATGCAATACTTAGACTATCTAATTTGAGCATAAAAATGGGAACAATAGATTTTTTTCCATTGACTGAACATTATGCTAAGTTATTAGTTAGAGACGAGTTAACATCTAGAAATGAACTAAAACAACAGATGAGGCATTAATGAAAGAACATTGGAAGCATGTTAATCAAATTTTAATATTAACTTTAATATTATTTCCTAAATTAACTTTAATTTTCATTGGACTTATGGCTTATCTTTGGTTATTTTAAGGAGTAATTATGGACTATACAAAATGGAAATCAGTAGCAGTAAAAAAAGATAAATACGATATAATAAAAGCTTTGTGTGATAAAAAATATAGAGCGCCTGCAGCATTTATTGCAAAACTTGTAGATGAGTATATTGCTTTTCAAGCAAGTAAAAATAAACAAACTGTAGAAATTTATATTAACAATTTATTAAACGGAAAAACAAAATGACTAGAGCAAGTTATTTAATGGCAATAAGAAAATTAATTACAGCATATAAGAAAAAATATGATTGCTTTGGTAAACAAAGAAATAAACCAACTAAAAGAAAGAAAAAAAGATAATGGAAGCTGACATACTTCAATTAATAATTATAGGAATACTTTCAGCATTTTTTATAAGTATAATTTAAATGATTGAATTAATAAAAGCATTATATTGGTCAGAAATTATTATCATAATAATTTTGGGAATAATTTTTATAAGCCTTATGAAAAAATGATTTACATAAAAAATCATAAACCAAATGGTTGGGTATTCTTAATAATAATATGCTGGTTGTTACTAATTGTAGCAATAATTACACTTAAATGATTTATAAATTGCTTAAAAAGTTTTCTTCTTGGTTAGATTATAAGCTTTGGAGGCATGAATTAAAACTAAAAATAAAAAGACATAAAAAAGAAGGTGACCTTTGAAAGTATTAATTACAGGAGCTGCTGGTTTTTTAGGCGCTCATATTGGATATAAATTAAGTAAAATTGGTTATGATGTCTATGGAGTAGATAACATGATTGGGGGAGATGATTATAACTGGAGTTATTTACCTAAAGACAAAGTTTTTAAATATGACTGTTCTAACTTAGAACAAATGCTTAAAGCAACTAAGGGAATAGATATTGTTTATCATTGTGCAGCAACTCCTCATGAAGGACTTTCAGTATTTTCACCATATACAATTACACAAAACAATTTAATGGCAACTGTAGGTGTTGTAACAGCAGCTATTCAAAACAAAGTTAAAAAGATTATTTATTGTTCATCAATGGCAAGATATGGACATCAAGGAACTCCGTTTACAGAAGATATGGAACCAAGACCTGTTGATCCTTATGGTGTGTCAAAAGTAGCGGGTGAACAAATGTTACAAATATTATGTGACACTCATGATGTTGATTGGGTAATTGC